GTTCCTTTATGTAAAGGGGGGTGACAATAGTACCTTTGTAGACATCAACGCCGCAACTCTCCCGGAACGGCCCGGCACTGAACGATTTCCGCGCGTTAAGCGTGAAACCGCAAAAGTGAAAGACCGCTTTAATCTCCGGAACAATAGCGGCAGGGAGGATGATGTCATCGCCGTAAACGTGGCAGTTCTCACCCATACGGATGATGGTGCCCATCTCGTCAGCGGTCGCACGCGTAAGAGCAAGAAAGATAAGACTCTCAAGCTCGAACGTGTAACCGTTTCCCATTGACGAGAACTTCTCCAAAGCTACTCTTTCACCATTAAGCAGGGTGAACGAGCTCCTGCACGACGTGAGCGCAAAGAACCAGTCTTGTGGAATCAACCACCGGACGAGCTCCAGCGCGATCGTGTCGGATGCACTTTGTAGATCGATTGTGGCGAGACTTCGGCTGCATGCCTCATACGCCAGGGACTGGTTAATCCCTTGGTCGTTGAGGTCACAGCCGACTCGACGGAGCCGTTCTCTAAGCATCGCGCCAATACCGAGCTGGGCAAACCCAGACAAGGTAGGCTCGATGCCGATGGGGCGGTTGGTCGAGGCGTCTTTCGGCACAGTTAGCATTAAGTTGCCGGGGCAGAATATCGGACCTCTTGTTGGGTCAGACTCCTGCCACCTCGGGAAGCACTTAACGAGCGCCCCGAGGATGTTGCCGTTGCCCTGATACTCTAGGGTTGATGCCAATTTATCGCCAACACTCAACGCTGCACCGCGACATGAAGTCGTGGCACCATCGCCGAATCTGCAACTTGACACCCACTCACTTACCTGGAATCGACCTAACCAACGTTCTATTTTACGCCGTGCGCGACGAAGAATCGCGTAGACGTGTGGCGACAAGGGCGAGAGGATTGACTCCTCAAGCCCGTTAGCACCACAAACGCTGATAGCCTTAAAAACCAAGTTCGTTACTCGGCACTGCTCCTCGCTGTCCCACCATTTCTGGTGAGCCACTGCCTCCCGATCAACACCGTAATCAAACGGATATTTACGGAGGAGGTTCACGGCCTGGTAAGCATCTGCAAAATCGCAGACATCCAGGTCATGGTCAGTGGTGAGCAAGTCCGTCAGGTCACGCTTGCAGATCGCAAGGAACCGTTCGAACTCGTGGCTGTGAAGGGCATGATGCCCCTCCCAGTTGCTCGGTACGAGGTTGTTAAGCAGCCGACACCCGATTTCTACCACAGCGGCCACACTATCACGAACCCTATAATCGCTAACAACGCGATTGACCTCAGTGAATCGAGGCGGATTTGTGAAGGTGATTTTCTTAGCCGTAACGGCCGACTTTCGCTTAGCGCGAATCTCTGACATGATCGTCCCCCGGTGTTAAGAGGGGACGACGGCGTCAGTGATCGCCGCTTTGATCGTGGCATGGTTGTAACCATTCACGATCTGGGCGGCGAAGTCGGCACGGTCTGCAGCGGGGGAACTCGGGTGGATGTAAGTCACACCTTCGTGCAGAAGTACCGCAACCACATTGCCGCTTGCGTCGACGACCGGACGGGAAAACTTGTTCCGGACGCGAATCATCTGGCCCTTCGTCATCGGGTATTTCACCCCGAGGAGGATACGGCGCCAGCGCTCGAAGACGCCGGGAGACTTATCCGCCCATTCAGCTTGGTATTGCTGTTTGGACGCGTCACCGGAGGCTCCGAGGGCAGTGTACGACACTGCGGCGGCTGCTGCGTTGTTGATGGAAAGATCGGCAATTGCTGCCATGGTTTACTCCTGGTAGAGATTGAAGGTTAACGGCGCAAGCGTTGGTTGCCAGCCTGCACAAGCAGGGAATAGGCATCCAGAAACCGCTTGCTGTTCAATTTGACTTTAACGGGAGGAAAAGAGGGGTAAACCCCCCCAGAACTCGCGTCCATCTGTGCACGATCATAGCGTTGGTAGCTATACGTGGTAGATGAGCCTTCGTCGAAGCCACTGACGGTAAAATCACCACCCGCCAAAGGGTGGAGATCAAACCCGTCATAGCTGACGCGCGTAGTTGTTAAACGCGCAACCGAATAGCCGGCGTCCGTGATGGACAAACCGACCAGAGAGGAGAGTGAGGCTATCCAGTCGCCGATCGGTATGAACCAATCGACCACGAAAGACAGCGGCACGAGCTCCCATGCAACTTCGGCCAGATTGACAAAACCGCCAGCATTGAGCTGATGAAGCTCATAGCTGATCGGAGCCACTTTCACCCAGACCTTCACGGTGTTAGAGGTTTCCTCAATGCGGTTCTGTGTCAGGGTGAGTTCCCGACCATCGACGGTAGTG